GAAATGTAGGTTACTAAAATTATTTATATTTTCCACTTGATAACAATGTCCTCAGCTGTTACCCTGACCTTGTTTATAAGCCCTCTAACAAGTACTTTTTGACTTTCGTAGTCCATTGAAAAGACTTTCTCGGCGTTTAGCAGCTCCCTCATATCAGCCTTTCGTTTGTCTTTCCTGAGCGCTGGATCGTTTTCCAGTTCAGCCTCAAGAGTTCCCCTCATGCTTATAAACTCGGCTGACTTGCTCTGTAATTCCTCAAGGGTAATGCGGTCATCTATGTATAGATCGTTAAGTTTGCTCAATTTCTTTGACAGCTCCTCTATTTGTTTCTTGTAGCTCTCACGGTCTAGGGTCTCGGCATTATCGTCTGAAAATATTTTATCCAGGTAACCAGTGTTATCTTGCAGTTTGCTAATTTCTGTCAGCACATAAGCCTCTAGCTCGTCTTTGTAGTAAAATCCTGAGTCACATTTTTCATTGTTATTATAGACAGTCACACCTTTAGTTTTTCTAGGATGCCTCTGATGGCATTCGTATTTTTTAAACCTACTACCGTCTTTTCTTTTTACTCCTAATATAATTTTTAAAGGTGAACCGCAGTAGCCGCATTGAGCGATACCTGATAACATATACTTTGCCTGAAATGGCCGAGGATTTAAGTTTTTAAGTGCCGTCCTTTGTCTGATCTTCAGTTCCTCCTTGGTCTTGTTATAAACTTCCTCTGTAATTATCGGATCATGATTACCTGGATAAATTTCTCCCTTGAACTGATTGAAACCACAATAGACAGGGTTGTCTAGTATAGCCCTGACCGCCCGATAACTCCAAGGGACATGTTTTGGGTATTTCTCATTTAGATCATCTCTCAGCTTAGTAATGGATCTCCCTCTTATGTAACTTTCAAAGATAAACTTAATGGCCAGAGCCTGAGCTGGATTGATAGTGATAGTTCCTGTCTCTCTGTGGTAGTCGTATCCATAGGATGTTTTAGCCCACATCATGGATTTTCCAGCTTTAGCACGGCCTAACTTGCCAAGTTGCATACGTTCCTTAATTTGCTCCCTCTCAAGCTGGGCAAAGACACTCAAGAGCCCAATCATGGCCTTACCAAAAGGAGTAGAGGTGTCAAAGTTCTCCTGCAAGCTCAGAAATTCAATCCCATTCTTGATGAATACATCCTCAATCAGGTAAAGTGTGTCTTTCTGGCTACGGCTAAGACGGTCCAGCTTATAGACTAGAACTGTGTCAAATTTTCTTTTTTTAGCGTCTTTGATAAGACTTTCTAGCGCTGGTCTGTCAGTATTTGCCCCAGAAAACCCACCATCAGTATATATCTTGTATACATTCCAGTCTTTAATATCGCAGTAGCTAGAGAGCTTAGCTTTTTGCTCATCGATAGAGTACCCCTCCTCAACTTGTGAGGTAGTAGACACCCTGACGTATATAGCTACTTTATTTGTTGTTTTCATTGAATTTGTACCCCTTTTTTGATAAAATAGGTACAAGAAAAGACATCATGCGAGGTTATCTCCATGAAAATCCTTTCTTGTAATTGCTAGCCTCACGCTCTCGGTCGCCAAACTTCTGAGCGTGGGGCTTTTTTTATTTTTTAGATTTAAAGACGCATCCGCAGTTTCGACAGTGCCAGTTGTGTTTTCCTTTTTTACCAACTAGGCCGAGGAGGACGAATGGCCAGGCAATCATCCAGCCGATGCATCCAACACAACCATTGAAACCTTTACGGTCCTGCATCATGTATTCAATTTGATCACTGCCGCATTTTGGACAACGTTTTACATATTTAGCCATTATTTTATATTCCTTTCTTAATTACTTAAAGGCATGAAATTACCAATAATTTTTCCAATAATACGAGGGTCTTCGTCGTAAGGCGCAAACCTATCTTTATATTTTGGGTTAAGCGATACTAAGCGCAATCCGTCAGGTTCACGATAAACTTTTTTAATATACGTTTGACCATCCCAATCCACGGCATAAATGGCACCGTCATAGTCCCAACCTGTATCTCTTATGAGAGCGACGGATCCGTCTACGAATTTTGGCTCCATGGAGTCGCCGTAAACCCAGCTGGCGAGGTCATGGGCGATGTCCTTATCAAAATACACGGTGTCATAATTGCGGTCTTCTGTGTAACCATATCCTGTACCTGCGGATAGCTTTTCAAAAACGTGATATTCGAATCGCTCTTCGTTTCCCTCCCCATTCTGTGCCTCTAAGAGCTCCTCAGAGGTCCGTAGCACTATTTTTTTGTTTGGAGTGGTTAATTGCACCACCTTATTCGTTATCTGCTGTGTGAGCGAATCTGGAGTGTCTGGGAGGGAGGAGGATTCTTCTTTAAAAGTGGTATCTATATCTGATTTTTTAACACCGAAATAATCAGCTAGTTTTTGGATAACACCAAAAGAAGGAGCGCTTCTTAACTTCATATAGTCTGTCATAGTACTTGCTGTAATTCCAACTTCTTTAGCCAACTCTTTTTGGGTAATACCACGTTGTTTTCTAAAGTGTGTAATATTTTCAGCAATAATTTTCATTCGTTTTTTTTCATCCATTTACGATTACCTCGTATTTTTTATAATTCTATTATATATCATTTTTTATTGATAGACAATCGAAAATACGAAAAAATCCTATTTTTTTGATAAAAATTATTGACAATACGAAAAAATCGTATTATACTATAATCAAGCTTAAGGAAATAACAAAAAACCAAGAGCAAAAAAGAGAAAGGAGGTAGGAAATGAAAGAATTTAAACAAATTTCAGTTAAGACTTCTGAACACGATGTACTGTTGACAGCAAGAAAAAACCACCCTGCTGTATTCGTCGATGGAATGTTTCTCGACGGAGTAGAGAGAGTGGAATTTATCAATCATTTTTTAGATAAAGATTGTGAAGTCATCCTCACGTTCAATGAACGAGTAGAAAACAATCCTTTCCCTTTGAATGATGTCAATCTATTAGAAAAGTTATTCGGTCAGGCTTCAAACGGGCAATCCTTACGGGATATTGTCTTGCAAACTCTTGAAGATGGTAATTAGTATCTAAGCCATCAAAGAACGACACATGTATACTGAAGCTTTCTTTTCCGTCTTCCTTGGCTCTTTCGTACTCTTTGCCAAGGACGATCAGAGAAGCTTCTAATTGATAATCAGTCACAACATCACCTCCTTTCTGCTTTTATTATAGCAGAATTGCGAGGAACAAATAGAAAAATAAGGAGGTAGGAACGTGCAGTGGACTTTAGAGGCTATGCGAATTAACAAAGGACTTACTCAAGCAGAGTTAGCAGAGAGATTTGAAGTGTCAAGTCAAACAATTGCCCGATTAGAAAAGGATAGCTCGGATATCGGTTATCAACTATTGAAAAAATACATGCTTTTTTTCAATGTGAAGTTCGATGATATTTTTTTGGGCAAAAAATACGAAAATTTCGTAAATGACTAAAAACAGAAGCTTAAGAAAGGAGAGCGTATGACAGGCTTTAAAGATTTGGATTGCCAATTTATCTTTCAGGAATCCAACTAACGACTATACCGCTGTTAGTAATAGCTTTATCAACGATCCTGCGCTGGATTTTACAGCGGTTGGCATCATGATGGTTATTTTGGCCAATCACCCAAACTGGCAAGTCTACCCAGAAGAAATAGCCAAGCGAAAAGGAGTTAGTAGAAATACGGTTGATTCCTATTTTAAAACGCTAGAGAAAGTTGGGTATCTGAGGGTTGTTAAAAAAGGTCTCGGTAGAGGTCGAGGGGTTCAGACTTTCAGATTCTTCTCAGATGAAAAAATAACTGATTTTCAATTTGACATCATGAAGCAGAGATTGAATGAAAGTCTAGCTAAATTATCCACAGGTTGATTTTTACAAATCTGTATTTTACAAATCTGTATTTTACAAATCTGTATTTTACAAATCTGTATTTTACAAATCTGTATTTTACAAATCTGAAAAATTGGGCACTAATAAATATTAACTAACAACAAGTATTAAATAACAATAAATATTAACTAACAACAAGTCCTACTTCTCTTAATAAATAAAAGAGAGAAATTTCAATTTTAGGACTTTGCAAAAATGGGAAAGGAGTACTCGTGAAGCAATTAAAACTAAGTATTAAACCCAAACAAGAACCTACTGAGGGTCAATCTCTTAATTCTTCAGGTTATTCAGTGAAAATCAATGACTGGGAATTAGGCCGTGGGGTCACTGGCTTCAGACTAGAAATGCCTGCGAACGGAAAACCAAAAATCACTATTGATTTTACACCAGATGTTATTGAAACTAATGGCGTGGTTGTGGATCCTCAAGTTTTAGAAGTGTTTGAGCAAGCTTACTCAGACTTTACTGCTAAAATCCAAAATGAGCAAGAAAAATCTGAGCAGGAGCTGCAGGATGTTGCAAAATCACTGCCCATCATCGAACGCTATATTGGCTTGAGACAGGCTTTTACTCGAAAAGGATGGGAAGAGCTAAACAGCCTTTACAACTACCAACTGAACGAAAAAGAGCGTAATTTGTCAAAAGACATAACACTGGATGACAGTGAAACCAATGCCTTTCGCAAACACGCTCTGAGGATGATGGGGATTATCGAATAACCCCGTGCATTCTATCTGTAAGTCTATTCTGCTCATTGATAGACTTAGACAGATTGCTAGCTACACGGCTATCTCTTGAAAATTCATCTAGGACTTTGGCGAGTGCTTTAGACAAATTTTCAGAGTTATCAATGCCGTACTCATCAAGAATCATCTTGATAACTAGGTCATGCATAACATCACCTCCTTTCTAGCTTTATTATAGCAGATAGGAGAATAACAAAAAAGCCCCTCTGGAACGGCAATTCCATTGAGGGACTCAGTAAAACATTTACGAGGTAATTATATCATGAAAACAGTAAAAAAGGAATGGAAACCAAGAATTGTAAACATCATGGCAGATGGTTCAGTCGTTGAAGACTTAACAGGATATGTCATCCCTGCTGGCCATTCGTACTATGACATTATTCTAGGCATAAACAAGCAATCTAACGAGGAGGGTGTAGCTTAATGAAATTACTTACTAAGTTAAAACTCAAACTTGAAGGGCTCATCAATGAAGTGAGTCTTGACTGGAGAGTAGTAGCGGTAGAGCTTAACGAGGACCTTCTCGAAGAGCGCATACGTCGCTTTATGTGTGAGCAAGAAAACTACGATTTGAAGCAGGAATTGGCAATCTACAAAGAAAAAGAACAAGGAGAACAATATGTTTAAAGCACTAAAAGCAATCAAAAAAATCAAACAACTGCAGAAAGAAATGCACGCTTTCAGCCTTGCGTTTCTAGCTCTACAAGATATGGGCTTGATGCCAGAGACTGAAAGAAGCAAGGCGAAGGCTCAAACAATGCACGATGTAAGCCACGTGCTCAAGGACGTCCTGGACGGCAAGTCGGTAGATGAAGCGATGAAGCGTCTAAATAGCGAAGTGAAAATTGAAGAGGTGGAGCAGGAAGATGAACAGAATTGAACTTGAAAACCGTGTGTGGCTTTTGGCCAACAATGAAGAAAAAAACGAATTGCTGGATCTCGGTTTGACATCTAAAGTTCGATATGTGAAGCGAGTCCTGGAACTAGGGAAGGTGTATGCTCATGTTTGATTACGACAGAGACATAATGCAACCGCCCGAACCCAGGGAAGAACGCGACCCAAGAGAGTATGTGTATATTGGATGCGGTCAGTATCAATATGTAGGTGATGAAATATGATTCAGGAGCTACACGAAGAAATCGACAATTGGCGGTCTGACTATATCCATCTTGGCCGAGAACTCGGGCAGATTATCAACGACCAACAAGATATTATTTTAAAATTGCAAAACAAAAATAGACGCTTGAAGCGTGAGAATTGGAATCTTAAGAAAACGAAAGGAAGAAGAAAATGACAAACAATCAACTTGTAGAAGCAAAAGGGGACTTTCTGACTAACCCTCAGCTACTTAATAGCGGTATTATCAGGAAGTATCTTGACCCGCAAGGAAAAGCTAGTGATGAGGAGCTTGCCTATTTTATAGCTCAAGCCAAAGCCCAAAACCTCAATCCATTTACAAAAGAAATTTATTTTATCAAGTATGGCACTCAGCCAGCCCAGATAGTCACTGCCAAATCAGCTTTTGAAAAGAAAGCAGATAGTCATCCACAATTTGATGGTAAAGAGGCAGGCGTAATCTATCTGTTGGACGGTGAAATTAAATACTCAAAAGGAGCATTTATTCCTAAAGGTGCTGAAATTCTTGGCGGTTGGGCCAAGGTGTACCGCAAAGACCGTACTTACCCAACGGAAACAGAAGTATCTTTTGAGGAGTATGACAATTCTAAAATACGTGCAAGAGTTAAGGAACTGACACAACAGGGGAAAGATGTTACTTATCCAGTGATGAACTCATACGGCAAGCCAATAGGTGAGAATAACTGGGATACTATGCCTTGTGTCATGATACGGAAAGTAGCTCTAGTGTCAGCTTACCGTGAGGCGTTCCCTGCTGAGCTTGGAGCGAGCTATGAGGCTGATGAAATTCAGCTGGATAACACACCTAAAGACGTCACTCCTCAAGAAAGCCGTGAGGATGTTGTAGCACGCAAGATGACTGAGATTGAGCAATTCAACAAGGAGCAGAAGGCAAATCATGCAGATCCTGAACCTGCTCAAACTGAGGAGCCAATCCAGGGCGAACTACTAGACGGTGAACTAGAATACTAGGAGGACAACATGCAAGAATTACAAGTTAAAGTAACACAGGCACAGGTTGAAATCATTGACCGTGAGAAATTTGAGCAGAATATCAATGATGTTGTGGCCAAGTACCAAAATTACACGGTAACAGCTGCAACCATCAAGGATGACAAGCAGACACTGGCCGATCTACGCAAACTAGACAAGCAGGTCTCTGATGAACGGATCAGAAATAAGAAAGTCTTATCTGAACCAGCTGACGAATTTGACAAGTATATCAAGAATGCCATCCAACCCTTAAAAGACATCATTACTAAAATTGCTAGTGATGTAAAAGAGTTTGAAGAACATCAAAAGGCTGTCAGAATTGACACAGTCAAAGGCTATCTAGCCAACAAATCTGCTGAGTACATGCTGGACCCTCGCCTATTTGATGAAAAGGCCCTTGATTATGTCAAGGCTAGCGATTTCATGGCTGACGGCGTGACGCTTAAAAAAGCCACGATGAAATCACTTGACGACATGGTCACATTTGAATTTCAGAAACAGCAAGAATTTGAAAAGGCTAAGTCAGCTATTTCAGGGTTATGTGCCGAGTATGGCATGACTGACTCACCTTACATCCGACAGCTGAAAGACTTGACGCTTGCTGAAGTCTTTGAACAAATCAAAGCTGACTATGAGTTTGAAAAGCAAAAGGAAGAACTCAGACAGGCACAAGAACGAGCAGAGCGAGAGCGACAGGAACTTTTAGCAGCTCAACAAACCAAACAACAAGAACAAGCTCCAAAATCAACGGAGACCCCAAGTTTCGACCCAGAAACAGGCGAAATCTTGGACGGTGGGCAAATCCCCCAAAATGAGCCAAACGCTCTTAGAGGGGCTGAAAACGACCTAAAACGATATACCCAAAAAATGACTTTAGAGGTGTATTTTGTGGATACAGCCGAAAAAGACCGTTTCAAGGCTACTCTTGAACAAGCAGGGTTTAAATTTAAGGAAAACTATCAAGTCAGCGGTTATCAACGTATCGAGCCATTGACTCAGGCTGAACTCAATGAGCAATGTGGGTGGTAAGTATGAGCAGACAAGTAAAAAGCATACTGGCAACCCATGACACAGGTTGTCCTCATGGCATCACATTTGCAATACATCAAGATAAAGATGAGTGTATTGCTTTGTTTGGTCGTTCTGGTTGGCCTGGTCTCAAACCTCGTTTTATTCGTTGGAATGAAAGTGTTGAAAACAGAACAATGTATCACACAGAAGAAGAGTTACAGAATGCGTATGTTGATAAAGTCAAAGTAGTTGAGGACGATTTTATCATAATTGAATTGTTGCCATTTTAGGAGATGAAACCATGGACATTAGAGAAATATCTGACAGCGTAGCCATCTACTCGGACGGCAAGAGATTACAGGTTATCCACAACCTAGGGGATGAGTTTATCCTAGATTTTAAGGTAGGAGAGGATAGCGTCTGGAACCTTGATGGTCAAGTCGTAGAAATTATTGACATGATTGAGCCTGTCTTTAAAGTTTGTGGCTTTTGCTCAAAAGCTGGAGAGGGTATGCAACGCTTAAAACATGCTATCGTCCACTTTGAAAGATTTGAGCAGTACATCAGAGACAATCAGGATGACCTGATGGTCTGGTGGTACAACCCAGGAGGGGAATATGATTAACAACGTCACATTGGTTGGGAGGCTTGTAGCGCCTCCTGATCTACGAAAAACGCCTAACAATGTATCTAGCTTACAGGGTACACTTGCGGTCAATCGCAATTTCAAGAACGAAAATGGAGACCGTGAGGCTGATTTTATCAATTTTCAAGCGTGGAGAGGTACAGCTGACATCATTGCTCAGTATTGCAGCAAGGGCTCACTTATTGGGATCATTGGACGCATACAAGTCAGGAGTTACGAGAAAGACGGTCAGCGTCGATATGTGACCGAAGTAGTCGCTGAGAGCGTCGCTCTGCTAGAAAGTCGCAACAGTCAGCCCGGACAAGGGCAAGGCAACAGTTTCCAAAATGGAAATAGCTCACCTTTTGCCGATCCTAACCCATTTGACCTACCAGATGACGGTTTACCGTTTTAGGAGGTATCGATGTCAGATATTAAAATACTTGACGCTTGCTGTGGAAGTCGTATGTTTTGGTTTGATAAAAACGAGAGGCATACAACTTTCATGGATATTAGGCAAGAAACATTTGAGATACATGGCAAAAAGGTCAACGTAGACCCTGATGTTATTGGTGATTTTCGTGACATGCCATTTGAAAATAATACTTTTAATTTGGTTGTTTTTGACCCACCTCATTTAAAATGGGCAGGTAAAAACTCAATCATGAAAGCTCAGTATGGTCAGCTGGACAAAGTTACCTGGTCGGAAGATTTGGCCAAAGGTTTTGAAGAATGTATGAGAGTTCTAAAAGTTGGAGGCACACTAGTTTTTAAATGGTCTGATTGTCAGATAAATGTAAAGAAATTACTAGAGGTGATACCATTCAAGCCCTTATTTGGTCAACAAAGAGGCACCACTCACTGGCTAACATTTGTAAAGTTTGAGGAGGAAAGTGTTGACAATTAAAATGACTGTTTGGGCATTGTTTGACAGCGGTAATGGTAGCTATACAAAAGGCGTAAAAGCCCTGAATAGTTCGGGGGGGGCGAATATTGACATCTATCCAATCGGAATAGATATAGAAAACAAGAATGATCATTTTATAAATTTGAACCTTGCTGACTATGGGCGCTTGTTTGGAGACAACACACTTTTTGACAAACTTGACAAGTTGCCAAAGCCTGATTTGATTATAGCTAGCCCACCATGTGAAAGCTGGAGTAATGCTAGTGCTATGTGCGAGGGTAACGCTTGCTGGAAACAAGAAGACCTCTCAGATAGCCTATTTGCTCCACAAAGGGAGCCTAGCATGTTTACGATCAGGAACGCCTCTGACTACAAGAAAGCCTATATAAATTATCAGTATGACCGTCAATTTATGAAAAGGGTAAACGGGGAGCTTTGCGTTTTCAATACCATTGAGATCATCAAGCGGTATAACCCTAAATATTTCATCATAGAGAACCCAGCAAGTGGGCGCTTGTGGAAATATATTGAGGATGTCATGGATTTCAAGCTCCCACATCTCAACCTCACACGCTACAACAATTATGACTACCCTTTGCAGAAACCTACAAAGTTTGCTAGTAATCTTGATTTAGGTCTTAAAAATGACATTATCAAGCAAGAAATTGAGTGGGGAAAATTTTCTAAGTCATACAACGAACGGTCAAACATTCCACAAAACCTAGTAATAGAGATTTTTACTAAGGTTTACAATGAATTTTTACAGGAGAAACAACATGATAACTAAAATCAATGTCCCAAAAACATCAATCGTAATCGAGATTGAAAATAAAGAAATCAAAATTGAGAATATGATTGGCTATGATATGAAGATGGTTTTTAGGAACCAGGACGCAGAGCCGTCTTTAGATGAAAATGGGGACGTTTTTGAGCCTCTTTACTGGCTAGACATTAAGGCTAAACCTGAGGAGGACATAGAATACCATACAAGTTTAGGAGTGAAGAAAGAGAAAAGAAAATTAGCCGAGTTACAAATATTCTTTGAATACATTGAGGCTAACAAACAAAATCTTTTTGATCTATGTGGATTGAGAGGGGAGCTTAGTTAAGATGAAATTGACCCTGAACACTGAGCCTAAACCTCAATCACGGCCAAGGTTTGCAAGACGTGGGAATTTCACCACAACTTACGAAGACAAGGACATGAAAGCCTGGCGCAATCATTGCCAGCTGCTCATTGCTAATCAGTACATAGGCCAGCCTATTCTTGAGGGAGCTCTGAGGGCAAAGCTTAGATTTTACATCAAGCCTCCTCAGTATATTTCCAAGGTCAAGAAGAACCAACAGGCCCTCCTTGATGAGATTATCCCTGTAGGCAAAAAGCCTGACATTGACAACTACGAAAAAGCTCTATATGACAGTATGTCAGGGATTGTCTTTAAAGACGACGGTCAGATAGCTCTGCATGATGTAGGCAAGTTTTACAGCCTAAATCCTAGAATTGAGGTAGAGGTGAATAGGTTAAACCATGAAATACAACAAACAAGCCTTAATTGACGGGTTGAAGGGGTCAATTGAGCAGACGGAGGAAAGGATAGTTGAACTATCTGAGCCTTGTGTAGAATCACTTGCATTTAGCAGGTCAGAAGAACGGGACTTGCTGAAAAAGCGAGTGAAGAAAATGAAAGAACAGTTAAAGGAGTTGGAAGATGAATAAGCAGGAATTGATAAAAAATATTAGAAAATTATCTGTATATGGTCGAGATTTAATTGAAAAAGATGAAGTCTTAAATCTAGTAAACAAACTAGACGAACCAGAAGCAGGTCACGCAGACAAAGCGCCACGCTACGTAAAGAACGTACTAGCACGATTGCGAGAATTGCCATTGCATGACCGTGAAGTTTGGCTAAATGCTATCATAGGTGAATTTGAGCAAGATTTTAGTCATGAAAAATGGCGTGAGGGTTATGAGCAAGGCAAGTTCGAGGGGGGCAATGATACCTTACGACGAACCAGAAAAAGCCAAAGTTCCGCAGTTTGTGGCGGATTGGATTGAGGAGGCTAAAAAATCTTGTGAAACAGTAGTTGAATTTTTTGGTTATAAGTTCTCGAATATTGAAATGATTAAATACCTTAAAAATAAAGAACGAATTAATTTGGTTGCTCGAGCTTGGCTGGATGGCTACGAGGTCGAGAAAGAGAAGAAATACAAAATTACACTTCTAAACCGAAACGACGGGGACTTATATCTCATCAACCAAAATGCTGACTTAGCAGATAAATACGGACATTTTTCTCCCGTAGTACTACTTTTTACAAAAGGGACTAATTTCTCAGAAAAGTGCTATAAACTCACGAAAAAGGAAGTGGTTTTGAATGACTTTGGCTGGGTATTCGATTGCCCAGGAATCAAGATCGAGGAGGTGAAAGATGAGTGACTTTCTAAAAGGTATTGGAGCAGTAACATTGATGTTATCAACAGCTGCAGTCGTTTTTCTTGCTATTTGCGGGCTTATTGAATGGTATTTTACATGGGTATTTTCAATTTTTCCAATCAAACCTTATTTAATACCAGTTTTGTTAGTGCATTCTTTCCTTTTTGGAGGGTTGGTATTCCTTGTAGGAAGTTTAGTTGAACTAATCGGCAAAAGGAAATCTAAAAGATAAAATCAAGGAGGTCACAGATTGAAACGAAGAAAAAGCATATCTAAAGCCACTAGACAAAAAGTTTTGGATAAATACGGTGGTCACTGTGCATATTGTGGCAAGATTTTGGATTTGAAAACTTTGAGAGTGGATCATTTGCATCCTCACTATCGAGGTGGAGAAGATAGTTTTGAAAACTATATGCCTGCTTGTTATCAATGTAATTTCTACAAATCTACTCTTCTGTTAGATGAATTCAGAGAGCAGATGTCTACCTTGCACGAGAGAATCAGTAAGCCATTTATAGCAAGACTTGGGTTAGATTATGGAATCATCAAAATCGAACCATTCAACGGAAAATTTTATTTCGAGGAGGTAACATGAGACGATTCATAGCAATCTGGATTCTTCTATCTGCTGGATTGAATATCTGGCAGATGGGCAGGATTGCAGAACTAGAAGAAAAGCGCCCGATTGTAATCTACAAAGCAGATAACAAAGGCGCAGAAATTAAAGGTAAAGTCGTCCACAAGGAGAAAATTGGCGACATGCACACAATCACTATTAAAAATTATGGCATTTTCGTAGTCACGCAAACAAGCTACGAATCTTTAAGGATTGGAGACGAGGTGAGATTATGAAACTCAAATTTAGAGCGTGGTATGTGTTGGCAGAAGAAATGATTGACGAAATACTGATGATTTCATTCGTTAGAAAAGAAATCATAGGGAAGTTTAGCGACGGTTCTACATCGGTTCCGTTAAAGTTTGAAGATAAGCGAAATGGAGAAGATGTTGTCCTCATGCAATCAACAGGACTTTTTGACATAAATGGCAAGGAAGTGTTCGTCGGTGACATCGTTAAATGTACAAGAGGA